GGGAGCAGTTGATAAAACAATAACATCTAAAGATGTAGGTACAGCAGTAAGTGCTCTTGGTGCAGGATTAGCATCTCTGGGTGATATTTCAGGAGATCCAAGAACTAGAGATCTATTTAATGCTTGGATTGGTGCAAAAGCAGTTGGTGTGTTTGGAGGAAATATAACTACAGACCAAGTAACAATGAGAAATAATGGATTCGTTATAAATCCCAATATGGAATTGTTATTCACTGGTCCTGCTATAAGAAAATTTGAATTCCAATTTAAACTTACCCCAAGAGATCAAGCAGAAACAGAATCAGTAAAGCAAATAATAAGAACATTTAAACAAAGTATGGCACCAACAAGAGGTTCATCTTGGCAATTAAATGCACCTCATATCTTTGAACTTTCTTATCGAAAAGGATCAGATCCTCATCCTTTCTTAAATAAATTTAAAACTTGTGCTCTATCAGGTATGAATGTTAATTATACTGCTGATGGAAATTATGCCACATATCATGATGGTACACCAATTTCAATGCTTATGAATCTTTCTTTCCAAGAACTTACACCAATATATAATGAAGATTATGATAGTGACTGGGGTAGCGGAGGCGTAGGATACTAAAATGGGATACTTCAGAGAATTACCAAATTTATACTATAAGAGTTTTCTTACTGATCAAAAATCTTCACTTGACTATGTTGAAGTAAAGAATCTCTTTCGTAGAGTTAAATTAAGAAATGACCTTCACAATATTCTTACAATCTTTGATAGGTATCAAATTCCTCAAGGATATAGACCTGAACTTGTAGCAGAAGATATCTATGGCGACCAAGATCTAGACTGGGTTGTTTGTATAACTGCTGGTATTGTTAATGTAAGACAAGACTGGCCTCTTTCTGATAAAGATCTCTGGTATTTCTGTTCTAATAAGTATGAAGAAACCTTAAATAATGTTCGCTTCTATGAGACTACAGAAGTTAAAGATGCTAATAATAGATTAATACTTCCAAAAGGTAAAGTTGTTGATAGCAACTTCACAATACCTAAACCAGGAATTCCAACAGCAACTCTCAATCCCGTGGTTGGTATTAGTAACTATGAATATGAAGTTCGCTTAAATGAGAAAAAAAGAAGTGTATTTTTACTAAAACCACAATATTTACAACAATTCTTGAATGATATGAGAGATATTATGACCTATCAGAAATCTTCTCAATACCTAGACGAAAGAAATATTCAAACTGAGAATCTATCTCTCACAATGCCATAAAAAAAGACTCCCTTTTCGGGAGTCCCAATACTCAGGTTCTCTTGGATCATCTTTTGGATCCCAATAGAAGAATTTCACTTGGGATAATCTAAGATGTATAAGAGGTTTACTGAGTTTCATTCTTCTGCTAATTTGGCAAAGTACGATAGAGTATCATCTTCATCTACTGTATCAGCAGATTTTACTGTTGTTGATGCTCTAGGAGTAACAAGTTCACGTGTTGATCCACGATCATTATCCTCATTTACAGTGTCACTGTCTTCTTTACGGGCAAATTGACCACGAAGAACAGCCTCTAAACGAGCACGAAGAACTTCATAAGACTTAAACTGATCAGCAGCAACAAGTTCAGCAAGAGAATTTTCTCTATTCCAAAGTGCTTCTAGTGCATCATCATCTGCATCTGGCAGTATAGGACTTTGAGCAGAAAACTCAGAACTATCGTAGTTTCTATAACCAGCAACGTTCTTTGCCTTCAACTTGAAATTAGCACCTTGCCAGAAATCGAATGGATCGATTGCTTCCTCATCCTCAAACTCAGGTTGCATTGCAGCAGTTAGTTTATCAAAGATTTTCTTACCATACTTGAATAAGAATACTTTACCTTCGTTCTCAGGATTTGTTGGATCCTTTACAACATAGATGTTACTAACATAAGTAAGCTTACGCTTCTGCTTACGAGCAGTTTCTTTACCTGAATCAGTGCCGTTGTTCCAAAGTTCAGTATTAAACTCAGAAACTGGATCCTTCTGACCTAATGTAGTCAGAGAATTCTCTATATACCACCCACCAGGTCCCTGAAAGGCGTGAGAGTATAGTTTTACAAATGGTAGGTCTTCACCTTCAGGAGCAGGAAGAAAACGAATTACAGCGTATCCATTGCCGCTTTTGTCTACTTCTAGTTTCCATAGGCGGTCATCTTGATTACCACCTGTGTTATTAAGCTTTTCTACTTCTTTTACCAATTTTGCGGTTAAAGAGCCCAGCTTAGATTGCTTTTTTAAGTCTGCGAAAGACATTTAGATTACCTCGGATTTAATAGGATTGTTTGGATGTTTAGATTATAACAAGGATTAGATCACTTGTCAACATAGGTTTTAAGATTTTCAATTGATTCATTCATAGAATTAAATAAAGTGTTAATATCAGTATTTGGTGGAAAACCCATCAGTTGAACTGATTTTCTTAAATTTTGCCTCAACTCAACTGCTATAGGATCGTCTGAAAGAGACAACCTAGTATACATTACACGTTGCTTATCTAATAAAATTTGTAGTCTTTCAATATGATCTTTCTTCTCTTCAGGAAGCATTTCACCAAATTCTAACATAGTATCATAAAGTTCTTCTTGCATATCATTGATTACTTCCAATTCATCTTGGACAATTTCAGATTTAAAAAAATCACTCATTGATCACTTCTCGTAGAATTTTCTTATAGTTGAAGACATTAATATTTAGGAAAGGTATATATTTTTTTATCTTCAAACTTACGGTTTCCCATACAGGATCATTTAACTTCTTATCAAAATCTTTTACGAAAGAAAAGACTTTTTCCAGTATTATAAGCGTTTCTAGCGAAATCTCTCCACCCAGATATCTTTTTAGAACTAATGGGTGTCCTTTCGAGCAACTGAATACTGTTTCTAAGTCGTTCTCTGAGAGTAATTTCTCGGACTGCTCCTTGAAAATATAAGTCAAACTCTGTTTCCGTTTCGTCCACTCTGCGTAGGTTCTTTCGCCACTGTTGATTATCTCTCCGATCCATAAGTTTTGGGGGGTGTCAGCGTTTACAAAATTTGCTAAAAGAAAGTTTAGCACTTCTTCATCAGAATATTTACGACTCGTTTTTTCGAAAAAATATTTATCCTTCCGTTTGTTAAAGGAGGCCATAGTTGCCCTTGATTTGCCTCCATACTTAAAAAAATCATACTTACGGTTCGTAAAATGACTCTTCATAGAGAGATAAGTCTGATATGTCTCGAAGGGAGTCACTTTCGTCTTCATATATTTGTGTAGTTGATGTAGTCAAAATATGCTTCATCTCTACTTGTGTCCTAAGAATAAAATAAAGAGGAGCAAGTCCAATGAGAAGAAGAAACGTCATATTAAAAACAACTGGCGTTGCCTTTAGAAAAGCATCACGCCAAATGTGATCATAATCTGAATTGTACATTACAATGGGAGTTTTGCTCTTGATGTTTTTTTCATAAAATTAAGTTCTTGAGCATTATACTTCAATTTTTCTTTTAATGGTTTTGAAATAAGTTTTGTAACAGAATCTACTTCAAGGTTGTTATCCTCACAATAGTGAATAATAGCATCAATATAATTGATCTTTTCTTCTGCTACAATCTTTTCAATTTCTAAGGCAAATTTCTGAGGAGTCAAAAACTTCTTTTCTATTGCCTTTTCTAATTCTTTACTAGGTTCCATAGAGTTCCAATTTATCTCCAACAAACTTTCTAATGTATTCGCTGAGGAGTTTAATATACTTGGATTTGTTGTATTCTTCATAAACAATGCATTCTCCATTTTCACAAGCCATAATGATTACCAATTTTTTAACAGCGATTCCTGTTAATTCATATAACATACAACCATATGCCATACACTGCACAAAATAGTGCTCTACCCACTCTCGTGGTTTAGGTTTTTTAGATGTCTTAAAATCTATTATCGCTAACTCGTTATTATATTCTGCAATACAATCAACTGTTCCAGCAATACCTAATTCTTTACTATATAGGGGACCTTCTAAAGCGTGAATATTATCTATTTTATTAATCTCACTCTTAGCAATCCTGAATAAAAATTCAGATATAGGTGGGACATCAGGTAGATTACTATTCTTTAAATAATATTCAGTGAGAGTATGCATATCAGTTCCACGACGTGTAGCCGCTTTCGTGATCTTATCTGCTTCTTCATTACCAATTCTTTTTCGCCAATTAATAAAGATCTCTTTATTAAAATGACTAGTTATAGAAGTAATAGATACTAGTTTGACAAATTCCTCAAGATCAGGAATCTTATAATATCGAACACCATCTATATGTTCTCTCTCCAGAGGAGTGAGATTCAAGTCAACATGATTAAACATTAATTAAAAACCTTCTTCAAGTTTTGCGATAAGGTACTCTTTAACAATCCCAGAACGAATAATATCATCTATACCAAATTCAATAAGATCAAATGATGGCATCGTTCTCAGAACTCTTATGAAATCAATGATTCCATTTCGTTCATTTGTTTGTTCTAGATCAGTCTGGGTAGCATCTCCACAGAAGTAGATTTTGCTATTTTGACCAACTCTTGTTATTATACTATCAAGTTCGTGAAAATTCAAGTTTTCAAATTCATCAACGATAACAATAGCATCATCCAGTGTGGTTCCTCTTAAAAATGAGGTGCTCCAAAATTTAATTATATCCTGCTCTCTAAGGTTCCTATAAAGATTTTCAAATTCTTCATCAGAAGTCATCTGAAACATATATTTTACCATATGTTTGTAAGGAACTTGATAAAGCCAGGACTTGTCTTCATGATTACCAAAAATAAACCCAGCTTCACGAGTAGCAATAAGAGACCTAACAATATATACTTTCTTGTAAGGAGTTTCTGCATTTAGAACTTCTTTAATTGCATTATAGAGTGTAATAAATGTCTTACCAGTTCCTGCTGCTCCAAGTGCAGCAATATTTCTTCCAGCAGAATAAGATTCACATAATCTTTTTTGACTATCGCTAATTGGTTGAATATCAACCAAATGATCAATGGTTATAGGTTTATCCATTTGTTAATCGATTTTACAATTTCTCGCACCAGGCATTCTACTTGCTCTGTCTAATACTTCATTCCACCCAGGTTTAGATTTGACTAATTTCTTTTGCCAATCCCCCACCTCCCCAACTCCAGGCATAGTTGAAGGATCAGAATAATCTCTAAGCCAACCTGGATTATCTTCACACCACTGGGACCAGTCATGAACACTCATCACAACTTCTTTCTGTTCACCAGTTTCTTTGTTAACAACAGGAT